TCACCCCTACCCCTGCGTAACGCTATGTCCACATCGTATCAGGTGGACATTGAGTTCAAGGCGAAGGGCGGACAGGCGCTTCAGCAGTTCACGAAGCAGGCAGAAGACCTCAAGCGAACTGTTGACGGCACGAAGATGGACGTGCTGAATACAGCGCTTGGGGTGCTGCCTGGTCGTGCTGGCGCCGCTGCGAATGGAATTCTGGGCCTGACCAGAGGGTTGAAGGAAGCGCAGAACCAGGCGCGAGCAACAGCAGCGGAGATTGCCGCCCTGCAAGCAGCGCTGGCGAGCAAGAAGATTCAGCTCGGTGCCAAGGGTGGCATTGGCGGTGAGGCGCTGAAGAAGGAGATCGCAGGCCTTGAGGAGGCGCTAGCCAAGGGCGGGGGTAGTGGCGGTGCGATGGCGGTAGGGCTTGGCGCTGTTGCCGTTGCGGCGGTGGCAGCTGCAGCTGGAATGGCTGCTGTTACCGCGTCGGCGGTGTCGTTCACTAATGAGATCGACCGCAACCGTCAACAGCTGACGCTGTTTACCAAGGATGTAAAGGTCACCAACCAGATCATTGCCAGCCTGCAGCGCACGGCTGACGCCACCAGCTTGGGTCTGCCTGGGCTGCTGGAGGCGACGAAGACGCTGAGCGCTTATGGCATCGAGGCGCAGAACGCTGGTGCCGCCACCAAGATGCTGGGCGACCTGGCGCTAGGCGATAACGAGAAGCTGCAGCGCTTCGCGGTTAACTTTGCTCAAATCGCCAGCTTGGGCAAGGCTTACACCGTTGACCTCAAGCAGTTCGGGATGGCGGGCATCCCGATCTTTGATGCGCTGTCGAAGGCGACGGGTAAGAGCACCGCCGAGATCATGAAGATGGCGGAGGAGGGGAAGATCACCTACCCCCTTGTCGTCAAGGCGCTTCAGGATCTGACAAAGGAAGGCGCCAGCTTTTACCGGGGCGCCGAGCGCGGTGGCACCGAGATGGACCGCGCCGTTCAGCAGATGATCGGCAGCTGGGAGAAGCTGCAGCAGAAGATCGGCACGGCAGTAGGGCCTGCTGTGGTGGGAGCGATTGGAAAGATCGGGGAGACCCTAGATGGTGTGCTGGGGATCATCAATAACGTCAACGGCGCCGTCAGCAGCATCCAGAACGGACCACTGAAGGGGGTCTTTGACTTTGTCTTCGACAAGCTGAACGGAATTATCAGCTTCATTGATCAGCATCCGCAGCTTGCATTCTTGATCCCTGGCGCAGGCGCAGGCTGGGGAATCAACGCCGCGATTCGCGGGCAGGCTGCGAAGGGGAGCAAGAGCAACGCGGCAGCAGACGAGAAGGGGCGGGCAAAGCTGGCGGCTGATGCCCAGAGGAAGGCCGAGGTTGACGCCAAGGCTGCAGTTAAGAAGCTGGAAGAGGAGAACGCGGTCAAGATCGCTAAGATCAACCTCGATACCGAGCGCAGCCTGGCTGATGCGCGGATCGGGTATGAGCAGCAGGTAGCGGATTTCAGGCGGCAGCAGATCGAGAAGATCGCAGACCTGGAGCGTCAGATCAGCGATGAGCGGATCAAGCAGGAGTTTGCGAACAGCCAGGCAGCTAGCAGGTCCGCAAGCCTTGGCGGTCAGATCTCAGGCGATCTGGCGATTGCTAGCGCTGCAGGGGCTGGCAAGGACACCCGCGCGATGCAGGCTGCGCAGGATACGGCGCGCATTCTTGAGGATTCAGCTCGTGCTCGTCGTGAGATCGAGTTCAACGCAACGCAACGCAAGGTTGAGATCGAGCGTCGCCTGAGCGACTTCAAGCGTGAAACCGAGCGGGCGATGGGCGAGATGCAACTCGCTTATGCCAGGCAGACGGACGGGATTCTGCGACAGGCGGGGCAGAGCATTAACGACCTGATGGTGAAGGGCGCGAAGGAGGCGAAGGAGATCCTTGAGAGCGTCCAGATGGGTGGGGGTGGCGGCGGTGGCGGGGGTGGCGGCGCGACCATCGCCAGCATTGCCGACTCCAGCCTGAACGCGAACGCCAGGGCGTGGCTGGCAGCGATCCGCTCCGCTGAGGGCACTGCGGGCCCGAACGGCTACCGCACGATGTTCGGTGGCGGGCTGTTCAGCGACATGAGCCGTCACCCTGACCGGGTGGTGCGCTCCGGCGGTTACGCCTCAGCTGCTGCAGGTGCGTATCAGTTCATGCCTGACACCTGGCGCAGCGTGGGCGGCGGGGCAATGACGCCTGTGCGTCAAGACCGCGCTGCGATGGCGTTGGCCCTGAACCGCGGCGTCGATCTCAGCACTGCTGCGTTTACACCGCAGAACGTGGCGCGCCTTGCGCCGGAGTGGGCAAGCCTTCCGACCTTGGCAGGCAAGAGCTACTACGGGCAGCCGAACAGAAGCTTCCAGAGTCTGCAGGGCGTGTTCAGCACTGTGCGTGGGGGGGCGGTACAAGCTGCCGCAGCTCCTGCTGCTCCCGTGCTGCCGGCTGCCAACAACATCGTCCCGACTGGCAGCATTCCGACCACATCGCCTGGGCTGCAGGCGGCGAATGCGGGGCTGGTCAGGGCGGCAGAGGAAGACAAGCGGCTTCAGCTCTTGAGGGAGGAGCAGCAGATCACGGCTGATCTGAATGGCAGCTACAAGGCGCTCACGGTGGAGCAGCAAAGCTCGCTGAAGGCCGCCCAGGACAAGAACAAGATCGACCAGGCAGCGCTGGGCTTGATCCGTGATGGGGTGAAGCCAGAGTTGGCCAACCAGTTGGCGACCAACCAGCAGCTGGTCGAGAACAAGACGCAGGAGCTGCAGCTGCTGCGTGACAAGGCGGCTGCCCTGGTCAATGAGAAAGACATCACCGCCGAGACGAAGGCAGAACGCCAGAAGATCCTCGACTCGATTAACGCTCAGATCTCAGCGCAACCTGGACTGCTTGGGCAGCTGAATGCGGAGGCGCAGCAAACGCAGGCGATTGCCGATCAGCGTGCGGCGATGGATCAGGCCAAGTCGGATGCGCAGGGGATCAGCAGCACGATCACCGGCGGCCTGAAGGATGCGATCAAGGCGGCAGTGACAGGCGGTGATGTGAAGGCGGCACTCAGCGGGATGCTGGCGAGCCTGGGCGAGAAGTTCCTTGACATGGCGATGCGGCCGCTGGAGCAGATGCTCACGCAGTCGCTGACGCAGATGTTTAACCCACAAGCGCTGGCGACTCGGGAGAACACTGCCGCGACAGTCGCCAATACCGCTGCGATTCAGGCGGCCGCAGCCGCTGGCGGAGGCGGCGGTGGTGGTTTCGGTGGTGGCGGGATCCTCGGCGGCTTGGGAAGCCTGTTTGGCGGTGGTGGCGGGTTTGCTGGAGCGTTCTCTAGTGGCTTTGGCAGCAGCTGGGGCGGGTTTGCTGGCGCTCTGTCAATGCCGCTGCTTCTGGCAGACGGTGGCTTCGCTACCGGCCCAACGCCAGCAGTTATCGGCGAGGGCGGCGCCAACGAGTACGTCATCCCCGAGAACAAGATGAACGCCGCCATGGCGCGTTGGAACGGAGGTGTTCGCGGTGAAGCGGTCGTCAGCGGAGCAGACCCCACCGGCCGCAGCGGCGGCACCGCGCTGGCCGAAGCTCCGCCCCAGGTCAGCATCACCGGCGGCATCCTGAACTTCAACGACAGCCACTACATCCGCGCTGATCAGGTGCCGTCGATCATCAGCCAGAGCGCCAAGCAAGGCGAGGCCCGCGCCCTGCGCAAGCTGCAGCAATCCCCTGGCGCCCGCAGGAAGGTTGGCATCTGATGGAGTTCGCGCTTGGCAACTACCTGACCCTCACCTCTCCGGCGGGAGCGGTGTACCGCTGGCAGAACTTCTTCATCAACGAGACCGTCAACGGCTACTCGTTTGTGCCGTTCGGCTTCAGCGGCATCACGATCAACCGCCAGGGCGACAACGTGGATGCCACGCTGGTGTTCCCCAACAACGAGCTGTCACGCCGCTGGTCGATCGAAGCCCTGCGCGAAGGTTGGCTGGCAGACGTCAAGGTGATGCTGCTCAACCCCGCCGACCGCTCTCAGCAGGAGCAGCTGCACAGCTACACCGGCCAGGTCGCGGGCGGCGGCTGGAGCGAGACCACGCTGACCCTCAAGCTGAACACCGTTCTCGATGCGGTCGGCGCTGAAGTGCCCAAGCGCCGCCTACGCCAGCGGCTGGTGGGGCAGCTGCCGATGACCAGCAATGTCCGCCTGCGTTGATTGCATCGACCTGATTGGGCAGCGCTTCAGTTGGGGCGAACTCGACTGCATCCATCTGGTGTATCGGGTGCTGGAGCGAATGGAGATCCCAACGCCCCCCTTCGACCCGCGCTGGTACGAACGAAACCCGCACCGCATTGGCCGTGCGCTGCTGCGCTGGGGAAAGCGCATCCAAGACCCCACCTACGATGGTGATGTGCTCCTGCTCAACGGCGAGCAGCTCTCATTCGCGGTGGTATGGCAGGGCGGGATCCTCTACATGAACCAGCGAACAGAGGCGGTGGATTGGTGCCCTATGCGTCCGGGGATGATCGCCCACGCCCTCCGCTACTGCCCTTCGAGCGCGAACTGATCCTCACTCTCGGCATCACCGAGGATGAGTACCGGCGGTTTGCAGCAGAAGCGGCCTGGCGCGGTCGCACAAGGCCAGCGGCCTACGCCCACATCCCCGATGTGCGGTGCGATCCGATCAGCATCATCGTCAACCTCGTCATCGGCATTGCGCTGTCGGCGGTGTCAGCGTTGTTGGCGCCCAAACCTGCCTCGCCGAGTAAGCAGCAGCAGAAGCAGCGGCAGCTCTCCAGCCGCACCGGCTCGGACCGCTTTGGCACCACCAGCGGCTTCGACTCGATCAACGAGTTGGCCGACTACGCCGCGCCGATCCCGATCGTGTTCGCCAACCGCGAAGCCGACATCGGCGGCGTCATGGTCAGCCCGCAGCTGGTCTGGTCGCGGTGCTTCAGCTACGGCACCGAGCAGGGCGTGAAGATGCTGCTGGTGATCGGCGAGTGCGGCGACGACGACGGCATCGACCGCCCCGACCTCGAGGGCATCTTCCTCGGCACCATGCCGCTGGACGCGGTGTGGCGGCAGAATTTCGCGTTCTACTGGAAGCGGAACACCCGCCAGGGCGGGCGCATCCAGGCGCGCAACTTCGCCTACGGCAGCCGCGCCAGCGCCAGCAGCGGCGACCTCCAGGGCAACGACGACATCTTCCTTTGCCCCAGTCGCAACGCCCTGCTGGACACCGCCTTCAGCGGCGCCTTCTCCCCCAGCAGCAATGCCACCTTCGGCTGCTACGCCCCGCTCGCCAACGGCACCGGCTTCCGCCTGAACTACCGCCTGGTGCCCATGCCCGATGTCGAGGGCGCCAAGTACGAAACCACGATCAACTCCAGGCTGGAGCGGGTCAAGATCGCCGGCAACTGGGGCGACGGCAGCAAAGACCACATGCGCAGCCTTGGCCAGAAGGGCGTCGGGCGCGAATACGGGCGGATGATGGGCATCACCGCCGTCAACGGCCAGACCTTCCCCGGTGCGCCGGACGACCACAAACGCACTCCCCAGGTCTCTGTTGGCAGTCGCTGCACCTTCACCATCAACGGCTTCGTTCTCGACAAGCACCGTTACGAGGTGGAGTACGACGACGAGAAGTACAAGGCGAATGTTGACGACATCAACAACGCCACCATCACGATGCGGGAGCAGGCTGACGACCAGCTGCAGCTCGGCACCACCGTAATGATCGGCCGTACGGTCTGGAAGGTCATCCAGCGTGCGGTGCCGGTCTGGGGCCAAGGCGTGGTCGGCTCATTTAAGGAGCGCGGCACCCAACAGATCGAACTGGAATGCACGGAGGTGTTCGCCGATAGTGGTCCCGGCCTGCAGATCGGCTGGGTCAGCCAGCACGCCGTCGAGCGCCGCATCCGCACCGACGACCAGGGCCAGGGCCTCTACAAATACAACGACGGTGTGTTCAAGGGCCTCACGATCGGCCCCGGCTTCTACCCGCTGATGCTGGTGGACTTCGCGGTGGTGCGTAACACCCGCCCCTGCGATACCACCGAATTCGGCCTGAAGTCACAGGTGTGGAACCGCGCCAACGGCCTCTGCAACTTCGCCTCGCTGCCCACTCCAAGGGAGATGCGCAACGCCGACAACCGGGGCGACAGCTGGCAGAGCGGGTCGATGACGACCTACTTCAAGCGCACCAGCGTCTTCACGATCTGGCTGCGCCCAACCGGCATCAACCCCGCCACCGGCAAAGACTTCGACTGGCGCCCTCTTGGCGAGCAGTTCGCCATCCAAGGCAGCGCCCCCGTCGATCAGTACAACTTCCTGCGCATCACTCACCCGGACCGCCGGCAATACGAGTACCGCTTCATCCCCAAGAACGGCGCCGACCTGACGCAGCACTCACCAGACAGCGAAATCTTCTGGCTGCTGGACGCAAGGATCAACGCCATCGACATGACTGGCGCCCGCCTCTATGGCGAGTACAACACCGCCTACGGCCTGTTCAAGCTCAACGCCGTGGGCCGTTACGCCAGCAAAGGCGAACTTGAGTTCGCGCCTGAGCTGACTACCGGCGACCAGACCGACAACCAGCCCTCGTACGTCACCGCCCCGTCATACATCCAGCGCGCTGAGATGTACCCCGACATCGAGGGTGCCAGCGCCAAGGCCACAGCCGTTGCGTTTGTGGCCTTGCTGCCTGACGGTTACACGCAAGGCCGTGAGGCCGCGTTGTGCTGGGAGCTGTTCGGCCAAGCCAGCTC